CATATAACAGTGACACATACAAGGATTATAAGATTGGTTGGGGTGGAACCAATGATGTTGCGATTGGTAGTCTGACTGCCGCAACTTCAAGTACTGTTCGATTCCAATTCAAGAGAACATATCCAGGTGCAACTCCTGTTAACTTCAGTGGAGTTTCTCCTTCTGCACTAATATCGATTCAATCATTGACTGCAAATGAAGCAACTGGATGTACTTCTGATCGATTCTTTATTCCCGATCTACGGGCACGAACTGTCTTTGGTGTTGGATATTCTTCGGGATTGACAGACCTGAAGCGGGGAGAAATTGGTGGAGATGACACGCATCTGCTTGCATCTGACGAAATTCCCGATCATGATAATATAATTTACAGTGCTGATACTTTTGGTGGAGGTATTCCAAATGTCTTGGCATTTAATACACCCACACTTACAAACATTACAAATGCAACTGCACGAGCAGCATCGTTCACCGCAGACAATGATCCGATTTCAATGATGCCTCCATATCTCGGAGTCAATTGGATCATTCGGCATAAACAGTTTCAGGGGCCAGGAATTGAAATTGGCCCACCAGGATCTCAAGGTGCACTTGGGAATACGGGATGTGGAATCTATCTCATTAGCAACACCAAAACGAATGGGTGTTATAGTGTAGTCTTTGGATACACAGGAACCAATTGCAGTGGTGCCACTTTTGGAACTACTGCATGCGATGGAACAAATGGTACGAATGGCACAAATGGCACAAATGGCACGAATGGTGCAGATGGCGCAGATGGTGCACCTGGTGCAGATGGCGCAGATGGTGCACCTTGTATTTGTAATGCCTTTGGTGATGTTGTCTCTGCATATACTGTATACACAGCACCAACTTCTTCATATAAAGATGGTATTGTAGGAAATCCAAACGAGAGTTTCCTATCAACAAAACTGTCAATGGATCCACTATATCCAACAGATTTTGCATATATGATGAATACCTTCAAGGCAACAAATCTTGCCCCTGAAAGCAAGGCTCCATTCTATTATCGAGATCCTGCCAATTCGGTAAATGAGTATACCTTTACATATGGCAAGCCCCTAACGACACCAACAAATCCAAATCAGGCAATTAGTCATTCTTCTGTGTTTAATTTGTCAGTCGTTAATGATTCTGCATCTTCACTTGCATCTCCGTTTGATGTTGTATTGACCAATGGAGTGTATACACTTACACAACCTTGGCACAATTATATCAATAGAGATCTCTATATCCGTGCAGAAAACAATAGTGTAGTTACACAGACCGTGAAGGGAATAACTTTCCTCCCTGTCTATACTCCACTTGGAGCAACTAGCAGCACACAATTTACCTTGCAGGTGAATATCGGCACGGGTCAATCGATGATTGCTGCCACAGGGTGTGGTATTCGGTTCCTGCCACCCCTTTCCCTTGTTTCGGGTGTAACCTCCTCCAATGGTGTATCATCTGCCTTTGACGGTATTACAAGCGGTACGGGTGGAGTGATGAATATGTTGATTGGTGGTCATGAGGTTGTTGGGATCAGTGGTCAGTATTTCAATCTGACGGTTAACAATGAAGGTGGTCAGACATTCCCATATCTCCTCAACAAGACATTTACAAACTATATCAATGCTGTTGACATATATCGAGTCACTGTTCATACTACTTCGCCTTCAGGTGCATTGTTTACAACTCGTAATACAAACACCTTTGTTGGCGATTGGACTGTTGGTGGAGTTGCATCGGATGGAATTGCATTCATCAATCATTCGACAACTGCTTCACTCAATGATGCAAGTATGACTCCATATATCTCAGGTGGTGCATATGGCAATACCGTAGCATTACAGACTGATGGTGGAACTATCAAGGCTCGTGGATGTATGTTCATCAACTATCCTGTTGCAGCACATGCATATAACGGTGGAACTATCCGTCTTGGGCATTGCAGTGTATCGGGATCTTATTATGGATTTGCAGCGGATTCGGGTGCAAATGCTGATGTTGCAGGAAGTATTTTCTCGCGTTGCTCATTCCCAATTATCACAGAAGGTGCGGGATCTTTGAGTATCTCTCACGATCTGACGAATATTGGTAAGACACATATCAAGGGAAATCGATCCCCGATCTCAATCGCTAATACTTCTTCCGTTATTGGCAGCACTGATATCATCGGCCCTGGTATTCTTGCGACAAATTCGAATGTAAAAATCAGACCATTTACTCGAATTCTTAGTGATACAGGATTTACTAAGGGAACTAATGTTAGTGTAGCAAATTCTACCGAACTTAATAAGTTTGCATTCTTGGCAATCAATTCAAATGTGGATACGCCCGACATGTATGGAAGTGTTTCGATGTCGGCTAATGATCCTGTTACTTCAATACCAACTGCAAAGTTCCAAGGAACAGGAAGAATACAGGCATTGAATTCTAAGTTTACATTGTCATATACCAATACAGCATTCTCGCCAATGACAGATGCTGCTGCGCTTGACGATACCTTTAAAGGAAATTCACAGCAGTTGCCGATATAATAATGTTCAAACATGATAAAGACATTATCTTTCTCAATGGGTTAAAGATTCCGCTCAAGGTATTCAAAATGCTTGAGCCATCTTATCAATATCCCAAAGACCTTGTTGTCATGTTTTATGATGGAAATCGCAAAAATTACAGAACTAAGCATGGATCTTGGAGCATTGCAGGAAAATGTCCTCAATGTGACCGCTATTTGACTCGAATCTCTGAGTTCTCAAGATTGCTTTCTCAGATAGAAACTGAAAACCTTGAGGTTATTGCAGAGGTTAATGCAGTAAGAACTCTTACTGAACTTGACATAAAGGCTAAATATCCAATGGAGGATACTACCAATGTCAAGTTGCAGCAGTTCGCTGATATCAAGCCGAGCAGAATTGAAGGAATACGCTCTTAGGGCAAACGGTCATCCCGTGGTGGAAATAAACATAGCGGATGAACAACTAGAAGATCGTCTGAATGACGGGCTACAGTTCTTCTCTGAGTATCACTTTGATGGCGTTGAAAAGGTATATTTGAAATATAAGATGTCTGCACAAGACATTGAAAATGGATATATTTCATTTGTAGCCGACAATAGAACTTCACAAACCGCAGATGGCAGTGGATTTGCAGATGCAGATGCTTTAATGACAAGCACTGATGCTGACTGTCCTGAGAGTGTTTTGTTGCAAAATTTGATTGTTAGCGTCACTCGAATTTTTCCATTTTCACAGCAATCTGTTGGAATGTTTGATGTTCGCTATCAATATGCATTGAACGATCTGTATACCTTCGGAACAATTGATCTTGTTCAGTATGACATGACTCAGCAATATCTTCAATTGCTCAAGCAATATCTTTCACCCGATAAGAGTATTCGATTCAATCGTGTTGCAAACCGAATGTATCTCGATGCAGATAAACGCCAATTAACTGCTGGAATGTATCTCATCATTGAGGCATATCGAATTCTTGATCCTCGGGTATATCCTGAAGTTTACAATGATCGGCTGCTGAAGAAATATATTGTTGCTCTTGTTCGTTGGCAGTGGGGAGTAAATCTGTCTAAGTACAACGGGATCAAACTTCCAGGTGATATTACGCTTGATGGACAGTCTATGATGAAAGACTCATGGCAACAAAAAGAAGAAATCGAAAAGGAAATCATCCTAAAGGGTGAACTTCCTGTTGACTTCATCATGGGATAAGGAAATACAATGGCACTCAATCCATACATCAGAGTCAACACAAAGACATATCTTCCCGAAGAGAACCTCATAGAGGATCTCACGGTAGAAGCCATTAAGATTTATGGAAACGAGATCTACTATATTCCGAGAGATCTAGTCAAGAGAGACGATTTGTTTGGGGAATCAAAATACTCTCGATTTACGAGTTTTAAGATGATTGAGATGTATATGGACACTACCACCGCATTTGAAGGTGGAGATACATTTACAAAATTTGGGTTTGAAATTCGCGATAGTGTCAAATTCACTGTATCTAAGAAGCGATTCAAAAGAGAAACAGGAATTGGGCGACCACTTGAAGGAGATTTGTTATATTTCCCATTGAGCAAGGGATTGTTTGAAGTTAAGTTTGTAGAGCATGAGAATCCGTTTTATCAATTGGGAAAACTATATTCATATCAAATAACATGCGAACTCTTTCAGTTTTCCGAAGAGACCTTCGATACGGGTATTCCCGAAATCGATGCAATCAATGACGAAACTGGATTCAAAGTCAATCTTAACCTCGGGGGGATTTATGGATCAGGATCTTTTGCAGAAGGCGACAGCGTATATCAATACGAGGATGGATCACTTACAGGCGCAACTGCGGGAGCGTCTGCGAGGGCGTTGGTCTACTCGTATGACTCCATCAGCAATCCGTACCGAATATCTCTATCCAATGTTGTTGGTACTTGGATCGAAGAAACAAACAAAGGAGCAACCGCCTACATAGCGAAGGCGGGTGCAAATCTATATGCACCAATTACAAGCAAGGATGACACGATGGGCATCCTAGATGAAGCCAAGAATGAAGCAATTCAAACAGAAGCAGACACCATTTTTAACTTTGACGAGAGCAATCCGTTTGGAGATCCATAAGTCATGCTTGAATACTTCTATCATGGTACTGTTCGAAAAGTAGTTGTGGGATTTGCATCCCTCTTCAATGATATACATCTCGTTCGCAATGATCAAAACGGAAACGAGATGGAGCGCATTCGTGTTCCTATTGCATATGGCCCTCAGCAGAAGTTCTTACGCCGCCTAGATCGAATTGGAACAGATTTCGATCAATCGCAAATTCGATTGGAGACATATCTTCCTCGAATGTCCTTTGAGATAACTTCGTTGCAGTATGACTCTTCTCGGAAGTTGAATAGTGTTCAGCAGACCGTGGGATATAACCCCGCAGATAGAGGAAGTCTGAAGAGAAGATATGAACGAGTTCCATACAACATGAACATGACCGTTGGTGTAATGACCAAGGGAATGGAAGATTGCTTGCAGATTGTCGAACAAATATTGCCATATTTTACGCCTGAATATGTGTTTACGCTCAAAGCAATCGAAGGCATGGATGCTGATGTTGATGTTCCAATCATTCTTTCATCGGTGTCATTAGCCGAAGGAGATGATGGATCATATGGCGACTATGGCACCCGCAAGATAAATTTTGCAACTATACAGTTTGTGTCCAAGATGTATCTGTATGGCCCTGTTAAGACTGCCCCAATTATTACAGATACGAATGTAAATATCTTCAACATTGCCGATTATGGCAAACCAACCAATACGGTTATGCCATTCGCCGACATTGGCGTTTCTGCTGCGGCAGGTATTACTGCGGGTGGATATGCACCATCACTCACAGCGGGATGGACAGGAGCAGGTGCAACACATGCAAATGTAGTTATTAGAGAATATCCCCAAACACCATGGGCTTTATGAAAGAGTGAATTATGAGTGAAATTGATATGAACATCGCAAAAACATTGGGAATTGATGTAACCCCTGAAGAAACTGCTATCGTTCCGATCAAGACAATACCCACTGATGGTGAGTATGCCGTATCAGATGCAGATAAAGACTATAAAGAAGTTCGCATCAATCTTAAGTGTATTATTGAAAAATCACAAGAGGCAATTGAGGGAATCATTGAACTTGCACAGGAAAGTCAACAGCCTCGGGCATATGAAGTTATAGCCCAACTTATACAGTCATCACTTGAAGCCAATAACAAATTGATGGATCTGCATCGCCGAATGAAAGAGATCAAAAAGCAGGAGCAGACCAAAACAACATCAGTTACAAACAATTCAATCTATGTTGGTAGCACAGCAGAATTACAAAGGATGATTCGTGAGCAGCGTAAGGTAGTTGATCGTGGAGAGATTATAGATGAATGAAGATGCATACCTAGGAAATCCTTTACTCAAGGGATCATATGTTCAGCAAGAGTTCACCAAAGAACAATTAGCAGAATATATTCGATGCACAGAAGATCCTCTTCACTTCATTGAAAACTATATCAAAGTGGTTACTGTTGATGAAGGGCTTGTATCCCTTCACATGTATGACTTTCAAAAGGAAATTGCACGATCCGTATTCGATAATCGATTTACGATTTGTAAAATTCCTCGACAGAGCGGAAAGACCACAACTTTAATTGCATGCATTCTGCACTTGATTCTGTTCAATGCCAACTACAAAGCCGCAATCCTTGCAAATAAGTTAAAGACAGCAACGGAAATTATGGATCGATTGAAGATCGCATATGAGAATCTTCCGAAGTGGCTGCAACAGGGTATTGTCGAAT